ACAGCTCATTCAAAGTCTTGGACCAGCAGCTTTAGGTTCAAAACTTCTTGACCCTGCTGCTAATGCACAAGCTGAATTAGCCAATGCACAAACTCAACAAATGGAGGAACCTCAAGATGCCAGCTAAAAAATCTAGAAAAAGAGACGAAGATGGAAAGTTTGTTTCCGAACAAGCTGTTGTTAGTAGGGTAGGAGAATACGAAGAAAACCCTGTACCTGAAAAGTCAGGTGATGTCACTACTAGACATGGCAGTACAATTCACTATAGTTAAAAGAAAACCACTATGACTTCATCACAACTTAATGTTTCAGAGACACCACCAATGTCTCAAGAAGATTTAAAAACTTTAGCTGAAAATGAGACAGATGAAAATGGTCTTATACTTGGTAAGTTTAGAAATGTAGAAGAACTTGCTAATAGTTATAAAGAACTTGAAGGCAAGCTTGGTACAGTAACAGAAGAAGATGTAGCTGAAACAGAAAGCGAAAGTGAAACTGGAATACCAGAAGGCTATGAAGATTTTTATACAGAAGATGGGTCTGTTAATTATGAATCTGTTAATGAAGCTTATGGTGAAACTCTAGGTGCTATTTTTCAAGAAGCACAGATTGACCCATTTAAAATTAGTGCAGAGTTTCATAAAAATGAAGGTGAGATACCAGAAGAAATGTATCAATCTTTATTAGATGCTGGATTAAGTAAAGGAGCTGTTGATTCTTACCTAACAGGTAGAGCAGCAGAAATGGGTTATGGTGAAGCAGGTGAAGCAGAAGGAGAACTAGCAGAAGCAGAAGTCATAAGTATCAGAGAATCTATAGGCGGTGATGATAACTATGCCAAGATGGTTAGTTGGGCTATGGAAAATTTACCAAAAGGTGAGATAAAAGATTTTAATGAAGCAACTAAAACTATGACCGCACCACAATTAAAATTTATGGTGCAAGGTCTCTATCAACAATACACAAAAGCTATGGGAACTGAACCAGATTTAATTACAGGAAAGCCAGCATCAAGCGGTCCAAGACCTTTCCAATCAGCAGCAGAAGTAGAAGCTGCTGTTAGTGACCCACGTTACGGTAAAGATGTAGCTTATACACAAAGCGTATATGCTCGATATGAAGGCTCTAACGTCTTTGGTGTAGGTAATGGCTAAGTTATGTGCAAGAGGTAAAGCAGCAGCAAAGCGTAAGTTTAAGGTTTACCCCTCTGCTTACGCTAATGCTTATGCTGTCAAAGTCTGTAAAGGACAAGTCAAGGTTGGCGGTGTTAAACGAGTAGCTAGTGGCTACACAAGAAAATCATTGAGGGTTGCTTAATTATGCCATTAAAAGGAAAACAAAAAAAAATTGATGCCAACAAAGATGGCAAAATTAGTAGAGAAGATTTTATGATCTTGTCTAAGAACACTAAAAAGAAAAAGAAAAATGGTAAAGCTTACACTTAAACAAGCAGAAACCCTTGCCAAACATTCCAAACATCATTCTAAAAAACACATGGATATGATGAAGAAACTAATGCGTGAAGGTAAAACATTTAAGCAAGCACATACTGTTGCACAAAGACAAGTAGGCAAATGAGTTTACGCAGATGGTTTGACGAGAAATGGGTAGACGTAAAAACAGGTAAACCTTGTGGTCGACAAAAGGGAGAGAAACGTGGCGGTTACCCTGCTTGCAGACCTTCAAAAAGAGTAAGTAGTAAAACTCCAAAGACTACAAAAGAAATGACAAGTGAAGAAAAAGCTAGATTTAAAAGAAGTAAGACCAGTTCAAGAAAGATAGCTTACCAGCACAGACGTAAGAAAAATAATCGTAGTAGTTTAAAGATTGCGTAATAGTGTTATATTTTAAATAGCTTACATTTTTTATGTCTGTATCAATGACCAAAGCAGATAAAGACCCCACAGGTGGTCTTACTGCTAGAGGTCGGAGAAAATACAACAAAGCAACAGGTGGTAATTTAAAACCTCCTGTTACTAAAAAAAGTGGACTTTCACCTAGACAGAAAGCAAGAAGAAAATCTTTTTGTGCAAGAATGTCAAAAGTAAAAGGACCTTTAAAAAAAGATGGCAAGCTAACTCGCAAAGCTCTTGCACTACGCAAGTGGAATTGTGGGTCTGTATAAACTACATGGCGATTACTCTATATATAATAAGTGCCTACTGAGGTAGATAACACTTGTGAAAAAATAGACGAAAGTGAATGAAAGTTTTTAATCAAATGTAAATTTAATCAAGGAGTTTTCTATGGCTAACGCCACAGTATCACGCCTTGGTTTGGTTAATAACTCTGGTACAGCGTTTGATGCTTTATTTCTGAAAGTTTTTTCAGGAGAAGTTTTAACTGCTTTTGCTAGAAACAATATCTTCAACGAGCAACTTCATTCAGTTCGTACTATCACAAGTGGTAAGTCAGCACAGTTTCCAGTATTAGGAACTGCTACTGCTGCATACCATACAGTAGGAACTCCTTTAGTTGGAGCAAACCAAATCAAGGCAA